TAGTGTATTCTTATTATAAGGCCTGTGGCTTTGTGAGAACGATCCTACCGACTTTCTATCTTCACGTTTATTGCGTCTCTGTTGGTGATGACAACATAGGCGCTGTTTCACGTGAGGTGAAAGATTGGTTTAATCAGGTGGCTATAAGGGATGGTATGCAGGATCTTGGTCTTGCTTATACCGATCCTAATAAGGGTGAAATAATTGACCCTTTTATGAAGCTTGATGATATCGTTATGTTGCAATGTCAACCCCGATATGATTCTTTATTGGGTCGTTGGGTTTGGTATCAGAAGCTTCAGACGGTCCTTGAAATGGCTCAGTGGACTAAGAAAATCCACAAGAGGCCTGATAAGACCATCTGGGCTAGTAATGTACTCGATAGTCTTCGGAAACTTTGTCTACACCCTAAATCAGTGTGGGATGAATATATTCCGAAGTATCAACGAATGATTGCTGGTTACCACATAGAAGTTCCTACTTGGGACTATCGTGGTATGCAGAAGATCGTTCTTGATGAAGCTTATATGGGTGTTGTTTTCAGGAATGAGATCGACGCCGAACAGGGAGAATTTCAGCATGGGCCTCGAACCCGATATCGTAAGGGTAAGGAAATTGCTTATGATGGGTTTTTGGTCATGTTTAATTTGGTTCTGGTGGTATTATTCGGTTATTTTGTTTGGCCATATTTACCACAATTTGGGACCATTTTGGGTTGGTATATTTACTCATGCTGGTTTCTTTTTGTTAATTGTTTCATTGCTGGTTTCTGGTGGAAACTAGTATGGGGTTAGACCCCACGTCCTCCTATGACGTTAAACTGGGCGTTCTGCATAACGAAATATCGTGGTACCAAAAGCTGTATGCGCTGCAAGGTTAAAATGGAAGCACCGTTAGGAGTAACGAAAAACCCAATTATGTTTTAAAGTTTTTATACCTGAGATACGGTTTTCCGCTTTTTCTTTTATAACTTTTATACCTTTTTCGCTCTAAGTGTATTATACACCGGTAAACGAGAGCATGTCGTCTAATAATCCGCAATCTATGG